TTCCATACCAGTAAGTCGAATACAGGCAACAAGCTTGATGCCATGAAGCCGCAAAAGGATGAGACTAATCCTTTCGGTTCGACTATCAGGCAGAAGACCTTCATTGGTACGGATGGTAAGGAACATCTGTCACCGATGAACATCGTCAATGAAGAAGGTGATTGGCGAAAGTGGTCTCGTACTCTGTCAAGCCAGATCCTGTCCAAGCAACCTGTCTCTCTGGCACAAAGGCAACTCGGCTTCGCGCTCACTGACAAGATGGAAGAATTTGGTCAGATCAGACGATTGACCAATCCTGTTGTCAGGAAGAAGATGCTTCAGACGTTTGGAGACTCAGCAGAATCTGCATCCGTTCATCTGAAAGCAAGAGCCCTTCCGAATCAGGGCAACCATGTTATTCTTCCGATTCCGAGCTTGAAGCGAAACGAAGTCTACGCACCCAACTACAACAACGGCGAGCGAGTAGTTCTCATTCGTCATCCCCACGGTGGGACGTTTGAGATTCCAGAACTGGTAGTCAACAACAGAAACAGGGAAGCTAGAGCCACACTGAGTGGACACGGTATCCCTCATACTGCCGTTGACGCAATCGGAATTCATCCTTCAGTAGCGAAGCTTCTGTCAGGAGCGGACTTCGATGGCGACCACGTTCTGGTTATCCCGAACAACAAGGGTGAGATCAAGACTTCTCCAGCATTGAAGGGATTGAAAGACTTCGATCCTCAGGTGGCATACGCACCGTACGATGGAATGCGAACCATTGACGGTGGCGTCTACCATGCCGCTACAAGAACCGTCGACTATGGAGAGAAGCCAGCCTCAGGCCGTGCCAAACAGCAGCAGATGGGTGATGTCTCTAACCTCATCACCGACATGACTGTTAAGGGCGCTAGCCATGATGAGATCGCAGCTGCTGTCCGTCATTCAATGGTCATCATCGATGCTGAGAAACACCATCTCAACTACAAGCAATCACAGGCAGACAACGGGATCAAGCATCTTAAAGCCAAGTATCAGGGAGTTAGTCCTGAAACGGGCAGGCTTAAGGGTGCATCCACCATCATCTCCAGGTCTGGTAACGCTACAGTCATGGTGCCTGAGCAGAAGCTACGTTCTGCTGCAAAGGGTGGACCCATAAATCCACGTACTGGTGAGAGGGTATACGAGAAGACTGGCGCAACCTACGTTGACAAGTCAGGTAAGACAAGGACTAAGCTGTCCACGTCCAGGCCGATCCTTGAAACTAGGAACGCGCATACCCTTTCTTCAGGCATGCCCATCGAAGAGGTCTATGCTGCACATAGCAATGCTATGAAGAACCTTGCTAACGAAGCAAGGAAGGCAGCGCTTATGACTGGAGGCATCACTCACTCTACGTCAGCAGCACAGACCTATGCCAAAGAAGTAGCCAAACTCACGGCAGATTTGGGCATCGCCAAAAAGAACCGCCCCCTTGAACGACAAGCACAACTTGTAGCCAACCTGGCTGCCTCCGCCCGTATTCAAGCCAACCCCCATATGGAAGCCTCCGCCCGTAAGAAGATCGAGGCTCAGGAACTAGAACGAGCTAGAGCTAGGCTCAACGCTCGTAAGGTACCAGTTCCTATTAGTGATAGACAATGGGAAGCCATCCAGGCAGGCGCTATCACTACACACAAACTAAGTGAGATTCTAGACAACACAGATCTAGAACGTGTGAGGGAGCTGGCTACACCAAGAGAAGGTACTGTAGTCACGAACGCAAAGCTACAGATCATCAAGGCAAGGCTTGCATCTGGCTACACACAGGCTGAGGTTGCTGCGTCACTAGGTATACCAGTCAGCACACTCAACACAGCTATACACAAGTAGGAGGTGACATGGCTAGTGATAGTGGTGACTTCATGCTGACCACTGTGGACAATCCGTGGAACCCCTACACGAACTACGATGAGTGGTATCAGTATGACGAAGCACATGGGTACGACAGCACAGGTCTGCTCGCTCGTGTAGCTAACGTAAGTCTAGATCTATCTGAAGCAGACTTGGATGCAGCAATCAAGGATGCAATCAGCGAGATTTGTCAGATAAATGTTAGCGGAATACACAAGAAAGTTTTTCCAACAACAGTTTTCAATTCACCAACGAATGCGTAAGGGTAGGGGGGGTCTCTAAAAAACAACCCCCCCTATGCATCGCCCGCTGCCTAAAAAAGCCCCGGCGGAAAAATTGCCTCGGAGGGCGGTTCTGGCGGGGGCATCAGTTTGCCTCGGAAAGCCTCGTCGGGCCCCCAGCGACCGGGCTTTGCGCTTTCGGCCTCTCCTGGAAGTGTTAGAGATGTGCTGGTGTCCCCACCAGAACTGCCCTCCGAGTGCTAGAAAGTCACCATAAGAGGAGGTGATCTCGTGGCTTCTAGTAAGAAAGATTCGGGGGCTGCGAGACCGCCTGCGACGACACCTGAGAGGCGTGAACAACAGCTGGTTGAAGCTGCAGTCAACCTAGCGGAGAGGCAAATCGCCGAAGGCAAGGTGTCGTCGCAAGTTCTCACGCACTACCTGAAGCTGGGAACAACAAGAGAGAAGCTAGAGCAAGAAAGACTCCGGGAAGAGAACACACTTCTCAGGGCTAAGGTCGAACAGCTGGCTTCTGGGGCTAATGTTGAACAGCTGTACAAAGACGCTCTTGATGCCATGCGTTCCTATCAAGGACGTGAAGAGATCATCGATGACGACTAGAAGGTATAGCGAGCTCTGTGAGATCGACGACTTCGAAGAACGGTACAAGTATCTGCGTGTTCACGCGCAAGTAGGCGTGGCGACGTTCGGCCATGAGAGGTGGCTGAACCAGCAGTTCTATACTTCAGTTCTGTGGCGGCAAGCACGCATCGAAGTTGTAGCAAGAGATCTGGGATGTGACCTGGGAGTCGAAGGGCACGAGGTCTTCAGAGCTTTGATCATTCATCACATGAACCCAGTCAGGGCAGAAGATCTTCATCAATCCAACCCTGACATTATCAATCCAGAATTCCTGATCAGCTGTTCTCTCAGGACGCACAACGCCATTCACTATGGCGACGTTAGTCATCTCGACAAACCGTATCGTCCAAGACGTCCTGGAGATACTAGACTCTGGTGAGGAGACCAGATGACCACCAACCCGGATAGCATTCTCTCATCGATCAAGAAGACCATCGGATTCGATGATGAGTTCACGGCGTTTGACGTCGACATCACCTTGCACATCAACGCCGCATTCGGTGAGCTTCAGCAACTCGGCGTTGGCGGAGATACTGGCTTTGTCATCACAGACGACACGACACTGTGGTCGCAGTACGTTAGCGACTTCACGTATCAGGGGATGGTAAAGCAGTACATCTATCTTTTCACCAAACTCGCATTCGATCCGCCGATCACATCCTTTGGTCTCGACGCTCTCCAGAAGCAACAGGAGAAGCTGGCGTGGCGGATCAACTCTGCAGCTGAGCACATCACTCCGCCGGACAACCCATTCACCGAGGGTGTTGTCAGCGAAGCCAACACGGTCAGTCAGCTCTTCTTCGAAGTGAAGGTTCAGACCCTCGACTTTACTGGTGTGGTTACGCCGAACGCAGGCAGAGCCAACACGTTCTACCTGACGATGACTGACGACTGCACGATCGCTGCTCCGGTCAACGGGTCAGACGGCGAACACATCAACCTCGAACTGACGTCCAACGGGCACACGGTTACGTGGGGAGCCGGCTGGAACTGGGGTTCGAACGGTGTACCCAATCTTTCCCCCGGCGGTCTTACCGACGTCATCAGTGGGGTCTGGCGGGAGTTGCACAACGACTGGGTCGCCGGCTTCACCCCCGGCTTCTAACCAAAACAACCAAGGAGAAAGAAACAACCCATGGCTCACACTCCCTTCTTCTCGGACGAAGCTGCTCAGGCCGCGGTTGATGCTCTTGCCGCACTGTGCAACTCCGGGACCCTGAAGATCTACGACGGTTCGCAGCCGACGGATGCCAACACGGCTCTGGGCGCACAAGTCCTGCTTGCCACCCTGACCCTGAGCTCGACCGCGTTCGGTGCCTCCTCGGCTTCCGGCTCGGCTGGCTCGAAGATCGTGACGGCAACCGCCAACACCATCACCGACGACAGCTCGGCCGACGCCACTGGCACCGCGGCATGGTTCCGGGTACTGAAGTCCAACGGCACATCCAAGGTCATGGACGGTTCGGTCGGTACGTCGGGCGCAGACCTGAACCTGGCGACGACTGCGATCGTGGCCGGCGCCGACATCGCGATCACCAGCTTCACCATCACCATGACGGAGTAATCACAGAGCAGCCGTTAGGAGGGTACCGTAAATGTCCATCCAGAAGTTTTACTGGCACGATGCCAGCAGCGGAGTCAGCGGTACCCTCCCGGTTGGAGAACATTCAGCGCAATCGTCTGTCGGAACGGTAACAGGAGCAACTACCGTTCGATCGATGGATGGCACCAAAGGTGTGTCGCAGGCAAGTGTGACCTACACCACGGCAAACACCACTACAGCACAACAAACCTGGTTCCGAACCTTTATCTCATCTCCACTTGCTAGACAGAGAATTGATGCAGGTAACTGGCAGATACAGTTGTCTGCACAAGAGAATAATGCAGGTTCAAACTTTAAGGTCACGTGCGTTATCTACGCATGGAGACCTTCAACCGGTGCTGTAGTTGGTAGCCTTATTTCAGACTTTGCTGCCGACACACTAGAACCATCGACAAGTGTTACGGTGATCAGTGACGCGACGATTGCTGGCACTGCGGTTGACGTTCTCGATGGTGACGTGCTGGTCTGTGAAGTATGGCGTGATGTTGCCGTACAAAGCGGCAGTCCGTCAAACTGGACCAACATAATCAAGTACGACGGAACTACCGAAAACAGCACAACCAACGAAGCAGCCTTCCTTCTCGCTCCGCTTCCCATATTTATGCAGGGCGAGCATGGCCCCACGTTCAACCGCACGACCGGTTACCCGCAAGGCGCTGGAGCTGGTGCTAACAACATCACTACCATTGCTCTTAACCCGGGTTCTGCCGTTGGCGACGTTCTCTTCATATTCGTCGGTATCAATAGCAACACCATCACAAGCACGGGTGTGTCGAGCTCCAGAACCAGCGGCTGGACCAAGGTTGAATCGTTTAACGACAGCACTAATACCTGGACCATAGAAGTCTGGATGGGTTCTGTAACTTCTACCGGAACTCATACGGTGACTGTCACATATTCTGCTTCGGTGGCGGCTGTAATCACAGAGATCGATGCTGATAGTTACAACTCCAGTCGTACCAGTCCTGTTTGGTGGGTTTCTTCCGCTGGTGGCAGGCATGCTACCGGAAGCACAACGAACACCTATCCAACGTTGACGCCAAGTGTTGACGGAGCTCAGGCGTATGTTGGTCTTGGCGAACCCCAGAACACAGCTCAAGTAGGAAACACTACGGGCTACGTATACAATGTTCTGGACTCGTTGTGGTCTACCATGGCGTCGTATATTGGTGTTGTGGGAGCGCAAACGCCCAACATGACGCAGAACACCACAGGAACAGGAACACTGGCCGGTGTCATATTCTCAGACGCACCGATTGATGGTTCTGGTTCGATAGGACTGAAGAAGCCTGCACTTCAGAGCGCCGGTAATTACGGAATCGTCAACGGCCCAGGCAGCCTCGCGCTGAAGAAGCCTGCTTTGTCTGGTGACACACACGCGTTTGTCAGATCGTCTAGTACTTACGCAACATCATCAGCAGGTGAAACTGGATTCAGTATCGCCTTGCCTACAGGGTGGCAGCAAAACGACGTTTGTTACATTGCTGTAGAAGCTCGTGGTACCAGTGCTTCGATTAACACCCCCTCTGGCTGGACTGCTGTTGGGCCTACCTTCGACGCGTTCGGCGTTACCACTTCGGTGATGGCGGTTTTCAGGCGGAAACTTCAGTCAGGTGATACCGATCCTGTTGCATTCACAGGAGCGAGTGCTAGATGGGCCGCGGTTGCAGTTGCGGTACAGAAAGCGGACGGTACTACTCCCGAAGACGGAGTAGCAGTTTCTGAGAACGTTCAATCAGCTGCTACAAACTCGCCGGTAGCAAATGCCGTTACTCCCACAGCACTCAACGACCTGCTGTTGTGTTTCTTCGGCGCAGGCGATCCTCAAACAGCCAACGTGGCGATGACGTTTAGCGCACCAGCCGGCATGACGCTGATCAACCAAGCGTCTTCAGCTCAAGCTGGTGCAACCGACGCCGGCATAATGGCGGCGTCACTACCGCTAACGTCGAACTCCTCTACTGGAACCAAGACGGCAACGATTACACCGTCTTCAGGTTCCACTGCTTGTAACAGCCAGGCAGTTACTTTGGTAGTCAGGTCGATTGGCAAAGTAATTCCCATTCTTACAGGGACAGGCAGTATTGGGCTGAAGAAGCCTGCGCTGAGTCTCAGTGGTTTCGAAGAAGAAGTAGGCACGGGTAGCGTAGCACTCAAGAAGCCTGCGCTGTCAGCTGCCGGTAAGCCCAGGTATCTGATTACAGGCAGTGTCGCGCTCAAGAAGCCTGCGCTTTCTATCGCTGCTAACGAGAAGATCTCTGGCACTGGCAGTGCGGCAATAAAGAAGCCTGCGCTTGCTGCTTCGGGAACAGTAACAGACAGCGGAGTTGCAGGCAACGGTTCAATCGCGCTGAAGAAGCCCGCGCTTTCTATCGCTGCCAAGGAGAAGATCTCTGGTACAGGAAGCATGGGGCTGAAGAAGCCCGCGCTTTCTATCAGTGCTAAAGAGAAGATCTCAGCTACTGGCAGTGTCGCACTCAAGAAGCCAGCACTATCGACCAGCGGAACTGAGAAGATCTCCGGCACAGGAAGTATAGGGCTGAAGAAGCCCGCGCTTTCTATTGCTGCCAAGGAGAAGGACTCGGCTA